AATTAAATCACGAACTTCTGGATGTGATGAGGCTATATCTCTAAGTATCCCAACAAGAACTTCTTGTCTATTTTCAATTTCTAGCATCTCATCTGCAAGTTCTTTGTTTTCTAAAAGACCAGCCTTTTGTAACATATCTATACGCTTAGACTCAATATCCATAACAAGTTTAATGGCAGCAGTCTTAGCGCTAAGATTATTTGTCATTGATGCTTCATCAATAACCTCGTAAGATTTTGATATAAGTTTACTATAGTGTGCGTCTGCTCCAGATAAAGCCTCCTTTGCACGAGCACGAATCATTGCATTATTTGATGCACTAACTTTCCACTCATCAATATATGCTACAACCCTTTGTCTTGGAATGTCTAGTTGTTTTGAAATTACTGTTGGATCATTACCTTTTAAGTATTCTTCAACAACATTATTTACTTGATCCAGGTGCTTTACTAGGTCTTCTTCAGTTGACATACTTGCCTTCTAATCTATTTATCTCATCTTTAATATAAAAGATTGCCTTCTCTAAATCTTGTATTGTTTTTGCTTCATCCTTAAGACCTGCTCTCCAAAGATATTTAAAAGCATTTCCAATATTAAAATTACGGTGACGAGTAATTTCTATACACTCAATACCAGAAGGATCTGATGTATAATGTAGTGGATTATTAACCTGATCTACGGTTATATTAAGATTATCACTCATCTTCTAATTCCCAATCAAATGCTTCTGGAATGCCCTTTAGTGCAGCAAACGCAAAAGCAAATCCAACTGTACTTGCTACAGCAAGTGCCACTAATGTTTTTTCAATTCTATTCATCGTTTTGATTTCCTTAATCCAAATTTAGCAAGATAAACATAGATTGTCTCTACACTTACTCCGCACTCATTAGCAATATCTTGAGGATTTTTTTTATCAACAAGGAATCGCTTTTTAAGCCATAACTCATTAGAGTATAGTTTTGCAGCCATTATATTTTTATTTTCCAGTTCATAGTCTTTGGACCCTGATCTATTAGTTCAAACATATGCTCCTCATACTGCTTTCTTAACTGTGCAAAAAGATTCGGATTAACTTCTTTTAGTTTATCTGTAACTGAGTATAGCATTTCTCCAGTGTTATTGTCAATACCAGATATCTCTAGTGCATTTTGTAAAATTAAATGCTCTATCATTGCTTCTGTTCTAATGTCCATACTATTCAAATGCCTTTTCTAAGTTACCAATTGCCCAGTGACCAATTCCACAAGCATCTGCAACATCGTTATCAGTAATAGTTCTATCATATATCGTGTTGATAAATTTTATAGTTCTTTCTTTGCGAAGATTTCTTTCATATGATTTATACCAAGAAATAGACTTTCCAGGGTTCTGAGATCTAATAAATAACTGTTCGTCTTTTGATATTTTTTTATTTCCCATATAGTTTTGCCACGTAATAGGAGATACTCTACCAATCATGGTTGTTCCTGATTGACCTGCTGACCCAAGAATTGCTCCCTGAACTAGCGCAAGGTCTGCAGCAGTCTTAGGACTATTCATAAATACAGTGTGCTCAATTACTATTGCCTCAAATCCATTATAGATATCAAAAAAAGACTTTACCTTTTTACCAGCATCCATAACCTTTTCATATGTATTATTTCCTTCAAAGTTAATCTTACCAACAGACTGTAGCGTTTTTTCTTTAGTATCAAACAAAGCAAAAGCAAGACTATTAGTACTAGCATCTATAGTACAAATTGTTGCTGGAGTCATAGTGTAACCCCATTTATTTTTTACCATTGCTTTTACTCCTTATTTCCTTTAATGCTTTTTCAACAATTGATGGATTTATATTACAAAAAGCACAGATACTGTCATCATTATATATTGAAAGGCTTTCATTACATTGTTTACAAAGTCTAGTTTTACCTTTTCTTTTTTGTCTTCTTGTGACTATATACCTTTGTGCAATTTTTTGTTTTGTTGCTTCTTCTCTACAATTGGGAGAGCAATAAATCTGATAACTTATATCAGTTTTAAATTCAGTATCGCACCAACTACAATGCTTCATCAGTCAAAGGCTCCAAGGAATTAATTTTAAGATCCCCTACCTCTGCTGCAGAACATGCTTTTTGAATTGGACAGTTCTTACAAATCTTTGAATTAGATCTATAATTTTTCTTAGGAAGAGTTCTATCTACCCAAGCCTTTCTAACTGTACGCATCCAATCAAAAGCCTGATCTACCCACTGACGGTAATGATCATTTACTTCTACTGGCAAAACTAATAATTCGTGATTGTTTTTATTTTCATAAATCAATACTGCCTTTGCTTTTTTTAAAATTTTCATGTAGATTAGTAATTGAATCAAATGACCAGTCTTAGGTTTCATGTGTGTTTTTCGGTATTCAAATCCTTCATTCATCATTGTTTTTATTTCACCAAGTAATGGCTCGCCTTGCCAGTTAAGCATTACATCTCCATAACCAAAAATTGGAGGATCTGAATAAGTAATTTTAAATTCAGAGTCAATCAAAAAATCTGGAACATTTCTCATCGCATCTTGAATTCTTTCGTGAGACTTTGTTCCAGCAGTCATATTTGCTGCTCCATAAGCATCGGCATTGTCTTCAAATGTTTGACCATCAAATGCAAGGTACCAGTATCTTGGACATTCTCCATGTCCATAAGCAATAGTTGATGGTGCAAATGTTTTCTTTTGTGTATGCTTGTCAATACGATTAACAGTATAGCCAGATTTTATTTTTTCAACTAAAGAATCAACATCTAGCGAATGCGGTGGTGGTGTATCTTTTTTTATCATAATTTGTTGCAATAAACTTTTTGTCATTATTATTCCGTTTCTATTACACTAAGTATATCAGATTATCGTGTTATATACTTCAATGCTGAAACTAAGTTATTAATAGATTCTGCTGCGGTATAATATATATTTTTCTTTGCTCGATTATTTTTATCAACATTTGCCATCCATGTAGCCTTAAAAGCCATCTTAGTAGCAATAGCCTGAAGCCTTACAATTTCTACTGTAGCAACATTAATTGGAACATCTGGTTTAATAATTAATTTTGCAATAAATGTTAGTGCTACAGTCAAGTCTTCATCATCCATGTACTCTGCAATTTCTGATAAATCATTTAACATTTCTATTGTTGTCATTTCATCCCTCTTCGTCATATTGTTTTTTTATTTCGCCTAATCTTTTATTATACAGCATCCTTTGCTCCAAGTCTTCTTTAGTATATGAAGCGTTAAGTTCCTCACCTGTTTTATCTTTTATTTCTATTTCTGGATCATAAAACAAAAAATAAATCATTGTTAAAAATTCTTCATCAGCAAATTTTCTTGGATTTCTCCAATGAAGATTATTACATACATCTGTAATAAGTGCTTGATTATTTATTAGTAAAAATTCTTCACCCTCTACAACTATTGGCCAATTAATATTTCCATCAAGTAAGTAGTCTATAATAAAAACAGATCCAGAGTTATCTTTATGTGGAACAAGTTGTGGTCTGCCAAACTCTCTTGAGTATGTTGTAGAATAAATGCTATGAATTTTAACATTTTTTTTATATTCTAGTTTTGCTACACTTAATATTTTTTCTAATATATTGTTTGGTACAACATTATAGTTTAAAGATTTATGATTAAGGTCAACACGTGATCTACCATTATCATCTGTTTTAGTAGAATTACTAATATTTTTATTAACCTGATCTTCTTTTATATTAGGATTATTAATTAATTTTAATAGTTGAGATATTTCGGTTAAAGAAAAAACATTATTAATTGTTCTTGTTTTGATCTGGCTTATCGACAACGCCGTCACTAATCCCATCGGCAAGGTACTGCATATAATATTTGTTCATTAAAGGATGAGTTCCAATATGTCTAGAGTATACCCAACGATACTCTGGGAACATGTCTGGATCTATTGGATTAGGTTTATTTTGCCATCTATAAGATGTTATTGGACACCAGTCAAAACTTATGATCTTAGTAAATTCATCTTCTTTAAAGTTGCGCTTTGGCCTCCAATGAATTTGATTTACAGCAGAAAAAACTAGCATATCATTTTTCTTTAAATGAAATGGAACTCCATCTACATAAACTGGCCAATCAATATTTGAATCTAAACAATAATTAAGTGTAACAAGATTTTCATCTGCATCAATGTGTGGTCTTAGTTCTGGATCTACTTTACCATCTGAATATTTTAAATTATAGTCTAAGTAGTTCCAATGAGTTAAAGCCATAGGATCTTTGTGAATTGGATGAGCAATGTGGTCAAGTTGTTCTTGTATTACCTCTGGAATATCAAACTCTAAAATAAGTCTTGACATATATGTTGATATTTTTGGTCTATATCTATCAAACAGACCTTCTTCGCTGACTTCTCCATGAAATTGTTTTACTGGCTTATTTTCTAGCCCTTTATTAATAGGCTCCATTAGACATGCAATTTGTTCTTCTGTAAAAAAATTTTCAATTACAAATGGAAGTTTGTGGTTATATCTATCAAAACCAGTTAAAAATTTATGCATATTTGGAATATCACCAATTTTAAGTTTGGTGTCACTAAAATCAATCTTTCCACCATGCTTCTCAATTAAACTACCATCTAGATTATTAATCTCGTTAGGTACTAAATCTTCTGACTCTTTATTCATTTTATCATCTCCTTAACTAAATTATACCATTACTATTAACTAGTTCCTCTAAAATGCCTAACTCAATTATAGCAAGCCTTACTTTAGAGTTACCCTCACCCATGACAACAACAATGGCTGGATCTTTACCATTTTTTATAGCATCTGTAGTAGCCTTTGCCCAAACCTCTTTATTTAATGTAAAAGATTTTCCTACTTCTTTGAAGTCTACGACAAAATTTTTCCATGAAGCATCTCCTTTTTGAGTATTGCGACCAGAATTTTTATGCTGTTTAGCACCTATCCTCTTGGACTCACTCTTCTCCGTCAAAGTCGCCCTTCTTTCTTTTGCCTAAGTTAACCTTACTTAAATGCTTATCTTTACACATCCATGTCATTTCTTTTGTATCTGGATAAAGTCTTAAAGACTTAACCTCAGTCTTACAGGTGTGGCAAACAAATTTACCAGTATAAACAGTATAACTAGCCATTTAGTTTAGACTTGATTGATTCTTGCAAATCAAGATCCTCTCTAACACGATTAACAAATGCTTCCTTGCCTTGTACTTTTGATCCATCAGGTAATATATACCAAGCACCAGTGCGTTCTACAATACCATTTAGTTCTGCGGTAGTAACCAAATCGCCAATGGTATCAAGACCAATATCGTCACCTCTAAAATAAAAATCATACTCACCAGATTGAAATCCTGGGGAAGTTTTAGAGAATTGTAGTTCCCAACGAATAGTTCTGCCAACTTTTTCTTCAATTAACTTATCTCCTACCTTAATCTTTCCTTTAATTGCTTGATTGTCTGACTCGGAACTAAACAACTTAACAATGCAAGAAGAATAA